TTTCACTACGTTCCGGACCCCACGAAAATCAAAATGATAGATACGCCTGAAGGTCAACTCCCTGATCCTGAGATTTACCTTATTCAAGAGTACACTTTTTTCGAGAAAAATTTGGAAGGGGACACTTCTGGAGACGCGCGTAGCGTGTGGATTGAAGACGTTGGAAAGCCTATGGAAGTCTCGGAATGGCTCACCTACATGTTGAACACTGTCAAGGAACGAAATGCAACCTGCCAAACGCACCTTGACAATATCAAGAAGAAGCGATCCCTCCCCAAGTGCAAAAATTGCGCGAATTTGCAAAATCATTGCCGGTGTTCTCAGTTCCTGCCTTGGAAGGTGGAAGTCAAAAAACCTCCCAGCGCTCTAGACTCCGTTCCCACAATTGAGCAAGTGAAACATGCCGCTTCTAGATTCACCGACTATTTCTCTGAGAAGTATAAGCAGTTGTTTCTGGTGTCAAATACTTCAATGGACAAGATCATCAGAGCTCACGCAGAGAATCGATCGGACTTGTCGCTCAAGGAGCAAAATTTGTCTGATTACGGGCTCATTGGCGATACGTGCGAACAAGTTTCCACTTGGTTATGGGCTATGCCGGTGGGAGTATCGCTCACGACGTCGTATTGGATGCATAGAGCAATCTCATCAGTGGTGAACGTGACTTTAAGACAAATTTTCAACTTTCGAAACTCAGTCATCGCTTTCTTCGTAGTACTGTGGTACACTTGGACGCCGCCGTTGGCTTTTGTGGTGTTCGTTATCATGTTTTTGTTATCATCGACTGTGGCGACAACCTCCGAGTATTTAGCCAGGGCTGTGACGACGCGCAGAATTCGAAATGGCGAGCAAGTTCAGTATTGGCAGAAACCTCTGACTGTTTTCCTCGGAGGCATGGTTGCTGTAGCGGGATTGTATTCGATCTACACCTCTTATCAAGAGTCTTTTCCGAAGAAAGAGAAAGACGACGACGATGAAATTTCCCAAGTCACGATCGCTGATAATGGTGGTTTGAAGATCGTCTCTTCACAAGATCTGAAAGACAGATTGACAAAGCCAGATGAATGGGAGAAGAGAGAAGTTTACGTTCCTACAGCCCCTCCTAGAGTTCGCACAGCCACCGTTGACCAAGTCTTCAACGTCGTCTCAGCAAATACGGTGATGATTAAAGTTCCGTTGGGGAATATTAGGGGTATCATGGTTTACGCCAACACGGCCTTAGTCCCTATTCATTCGGCAGAACTTGTGGAAAACCAGTGCGTTCAGATTCATCGCAAAGGATGCCAAGGTTCCGTACCGGCACACGTAGTTCACATTCGCAGGATTAAGACTGATGCTGAGACCGACATGTGCGTTGTCGTGTTCAACGTGAGACTGCCGATAAGATCAATCATTGACTTCTTCGACCACTCTTTCACCCCCGACACAAAGTCTGAAATTGGAGGATGTACCTTGTTTACTTCGAAGCCTCAAGTGACAATCCCGACGATAAAGACCGTTGCTACCACACGCAGATCTTTCGTCGGATTGTCAGCTCCTATACAATTTCCCACGGTGGATGGAGACTGTGGTTTACCATTGATTCGAAATTCATCTCCGTGCGTGGTAGTCGGTTTACATGTGGCGATTAAGTCCCAATCTTTCTCACATTGCGTTCTCATATCGAAAGCTGCTATCACTGAAGCCCTTCGTGACGTGTTGATTGATCAAGGAGAGAAGATAGTCACTCTTCATAATAATGTGTTGTTCGATAACACCATTTCCACCATGAAGAAACCTGGTGTGGAAGAACCTGGTCCCAGAGTGGCTACTCGATGGTTGAGATCCAAGGAAGATGATCAAGCTCCTTTTTCCATCACTCCTTATGGATTCACTAACGAAAGAATTCAATCCAAGTCCGAAGTGGCAGTGACAACTTTATCCGCGCATTTGGATGATGTTGGGTTAACGCGTCTGCACGGAGCTCCCCCGCTTAACACGAACAGAGCGGCGTCAAAATTCCTTCAATTGGCAGCCCGTAATGGTAGACCACGCCCTCCTGCACTTCAGCGGGCAGTAGTCAATCATTACTCTGACAAGATCGCAAGCTTGTTTAACAAACATTCGATTAAGCCCAGACCTTTGTCCGTTGATGAAGCTATGCGAGGAGTTTACGGCAATTCCTTCGCTAAATCCATGAACCTTACCACGTCATCCGGTGGGGGTTTTCCCGGGAAGAAGAGAAACAGAGTTGATTTTTGTTGGAATCCCGACGAGCGTGAAATGTTCGACTTGTTTGACGACGATGCTACGTTTTCGAGCGATTTGGTCGACGAGTGCCCGATCATTGATGACGCCACTGTGACTGATTTGCGGAGCCTGAACTCTGATTGCGCTGCAGTAGGCAACCATGAGAGAGTGCCGCGACCCAATGGAGTCTTGGTGAAAGAAGTTTCTCACATTCTAGCGGAGCTTCGAAAGAACAACTCTTGTAATGCCATCAATCAAGTCGCTCTAAAGGATGAGCCGATAGCTTTATCCAAACTAGCTAAGGGAGACTTTTTCGGTAGACCAATTACCTCATTGCCGATGGCCCATCACGTGGTCGATACTATCCTGTTTGGTCACATTCTTTCCTATTTACGTACCTTTGCCTTGGAATCAGGCTGTTGGGAAGGAATTTCTCCTTATTCGGAAGATTGGGCTCAAGTCATTTCGCACATTGCGGAAAAACCTTTCGTCATGGATATGGATACTAAGAAGATGGATCAGACTCAGAATTTCCAGGATGTCTACACTGTGTTTGAAATATTTGCACAGATCGTCGAAAAAACCACGGGAGACGATGAGTTTGCTTCTTTGATTCGAGCTAGAGGCTGTGATTTGGCCGTCCCAATTCTAGACTTGTTTGGTGAGTGGGTAGCTGTCTACATGAATACTAGCGGCAACAAGATCACGATCACTATCAACGACTTGGGTGGAGTCGAAATTCGTGTATTGGATGCGTATGTTGCTAAGCGGGTCCAATTGAAATACGGGATTTCCGACATGCCCATTTTACTGGAATTCATGGACCTTCTTCCGGAGTCTGAATTTGTCGAGATGTTGAAAGATTTCGATGATCATATTCGAGTTGGCTCTGTGGGAGACGATGCAGTACTGTCCACCGACATTGAAACCTTCGATCTTGACTTCATTTCCAGTTACTTTAAGAGTCGGGGCGTCACGATCACCGGAGCTTCTAAGAATGACGACAACACAGTCGGAATGAAAATCACAGAGCTCCAGATGTGTAAACGAGGAGTCAGATGGATGGAAGAAGCCCAGCGCATTGTGGGACCACTTGATGAAATTTCCATATTACGCTCTTTGCATTGTCGGCTTCCATCGAAAGAGGACCAGGATGTGATCGAAGCTAATTGCATGGACAAGGCTCTCGAGGAGTATATGTTGCACGGTCGACAAATTTTCGACGATCGGAAGGACAAGTTGAAAACCGCTGTGTTGCAAGCAGAGAGAATGGGATTGCATTCGGCAACCTTCTCGAAAACGTACGACGATTACGTGGAATCTTTTTTGAAGAGATTCCCAACGACCGATTGTACAAGAACGCCCTTTGATCCGTTCATAAGAGATCAAAATGGACTGACAAACCTGCAGGAAGCAAGAGTTGTCCGAGAGAGTTCACGATTACGGAAAGTTCCTTTGAACCATGGTACTTTACGCTTAACTCTTCTCGTTTGGTTTATGTGTACGGGCTTGATCCAGTCCCTACACCATAATTCTAGGATTTCAAACCAAAATACAAACACAACGATGGCTCCTATCGAGGAGCAACAACAAAACGTCAAGCTATTTCTTTCCGACAGTTTGGTGGACTCGACCACGGCTTCCCATTCTAACCAGCCCGCTTCCAGGACAGTAGCAACACATGATTCTAGTCTGGATATGATT